AGAACCTAAGGTAGAACCTAAGGTAGAACCTAAGGTAGAACCTAAGGTAGAACCTAAGGTAGAACCTAAGGTAGAACCTAAGGTAGAACCTAAGGTAGAACCTGAGGCGGAAATAGATCAGAAGATACAGAAAATCAATAGGGAAATACTAGCGGATATTCTTCCGACAGAACCTAAGGCAGAAATGGGTCAGAATATACAGATACCTTTTAAGGCTGAACATAAAAAAGATGATGGTACTACTTTTATAAAATGGGAAAAGAAGCCCGTTAGTATTTTTGGTACCATCGATGAAAAAGAATATGAAAAGCTATTACTAACGTCAGAACCTTTGGTTTCTGAATTAGTTGACTTTACTGGATATGTGACGACATTCAATGAACTTACCGACAATGCGATATTAAAAAGCAGTCCCTTATACGAAAAGAGGTCAGCATATATCTTAGCACATACTGACGAAAATATCTTTAAGTTTGCTTTAAGAGAGAATATGGTTCCAGATGAAAAGATAAAAGAGTTTGAAGCAAAAATAGAAAAAAGAGAAATGAAGTTATTGACCCTTTATGCTTATCTAAAGATAAAGGACTTCCCTAAACTATTAATGTATTTCCACAAAATTAGTCAAATACACAAAGAAACTGATAATATTGAAGTATAGGTGTTGTTTTGAAACAAGTGAAGGTAGATAAAATAAAGCTAAGTCCAAGTGGAGCAGACGCTTGGACAAAGTGTACTATGTCACCGTATGTAGAAGAAGTTAATACTATTAAAGACTTTGGAAATAAAAATTATACGATAGAGGGTACTATACTACATAAAATATTGGAAAATTTTTATAAAAATAATGTTCCATTGCCAAAAATAGGAGACGTAATAGACGGGTTGGAATTAAACGATGAGCATATAGAATCCCTTTTGATTTGCATAAACACCGTTAGCGACTATACCGAAGACGATGATGTTTTAGAATCAGAAGTACAAGGGGTTTTAGATATGGGGTCGGATTTCGATGACCTATTAAAAGCCCCTATAAGAGGTACTGTAGATTTAAGGGTAAGAAGACCTGATGAAACTATTATAATAGACTTTAAGTTTGGGGTTGGTAAAGAGGTTAATGCTGAATGGAATCTACAAGGTATATGTTATGCCCTAATGGCGACCAAAGACATAGACGACTTTGATAATACACATGAAATTACAATCTTAATTATTCAACCTAGATTGTACAGTGGATCAAACATATCGTCATGGACAGTACCTCTTAAGGATTTAAGGGTTTTAGGGATGCCTTTAATATCTTCAAAACTGCATGAGATTAAACATAATCCCCAATATATCATAGGTTCTCATTGTCAATTTAAAAAATGTTTACCTATATGTTCTGCCTTTTATAAACAATTTGATGATCTTTTAGACTATGGAGGAAATATGGCACAAATAATCGATGTTTTGGATAACGAAGAATTATTTTCTATGTATAAAAATGCGAGTTTATTTAGAAAGTTTTTTGATAGTATTGAAGAATTACTTATTGGATACATAAGAAATAACGAAGATAAAGAATTAAAACTAAAAAACGGAATGGCTATCTATTTGACAGAAGGTAGGCAAGGTAAACGGTTTTTTGATCCTTTGAGTACAGATAAGATAAAAGAAAAATTATTAGAATCTGGTTTTCAAGAAGAAGAAATATTGACAAGTCCAGAATTAAGGACTATAACTGAACTAGAAAAAAAATATAACAAAAAATTCTCGAAAGGAAGATTTATGATAGACCTAAGGGAATACATAAGTCAAAGTGAAGGCGGCTTGTATATCGTCGATACTTCAAGTAAAAAACCAAATGCTTTGACGAATGTTAATAATTCAGACACGTCTTTTATCCCAAAAGATTTTGACGCAGATGAATTTTTGTAATAAATATTCTTTACCTTAAACTATGAAATTAGGAGGTCGGCATGGAAATTGCTTAGATAAGAACAGTTATACTTTAAAAACTAAGTTTATTAATAAAGATAACTTATCGCCACCTTTAGGTGATGGGTAGCTCACTCACTCAATGAAAGGACATGATTATGAGTAAAAAATTTGATTTTAATATGAAGGTTTCTACAGGAACAAAAAATAATATAATTTTTAAAATAGGGGATAAAGACCCAACAACGGGAGAGTTTGTTAATAGTAAACCATTTGTTTCTAACCCTCTAATTGTGACGCAATGGTTCTTAACAGATTTGATTAGAGATTTTAGAGGTCAAAAATTCAGGAGTGATAAACACAATTTTTTTAAAACTCTAAGCCCAACATCAGATTCAAAATCTGATAGTAAAACCATAGACCAAAGTGTTTGTGCCTATAATAAAAACCCTAATAGGCTTGAACCCCCCATCTATGCTTTTTACAAAAATTTAAAGAAACAAGTTATAGAATATCTATATGAAAATCAAGAAAAATTTACAAAAGATAAGGATTTGCAAACATTTGCTTTATTTTTCAAAGGGGCTAAAACGGCTACAGATAAGTTAAAAAATATTGAAGAAGACCCAAAGGGGAGCTACGATAGAGTTGTACTGTTACCCCCAAATCACAAAGATATGTTTTTCAACATAGACTTAGATAAAGCAAAAGGTTTAGAACAAAAATATGCTGGGGCTGGCGGGTTCACGTCTGTATTCGATAAATTTCAGGACGTAGAAAACGCCGTTTTGGTAGAATTTCAGATATATACTGATATTCTCAAATCAGACCCTCGATTGGAGACTTTTGATAAACAACTATCGGACGTAAAAATCTATGACGTATCAAATCATGGTGTCGAGTTCGTTAAAAAGACAGTCGCACACCCTAATGGTGCTAAAGGCATAATCGGTGATCAAAAACCTATGGATTTTGACCAAATTCAAGGGCTTTATAATGGTATGCCGATTGCCGTCACTCACGTACCGTACATTATATTGATGAAAACCGCACAAGGGGATATAAATCTTATCATTAAACCTAGAATTGTAGAAATATTTATTTTAAGTTTTGATAAAGAACGTTTTCCTGAAATCAAAAAGACTTCATCTCAATCAGCTAGAGAGTCTGATACAAGTTACGTTGAAGATGAGATAGACCCATATGAGGGACTAGTATTGCCACAATCTGTTGTTGCCCCTACGGCTGACAATTTAGAAGCAAGTACTCAAAGTGAAGATGACTCGTTCTAGTATAGACGAACTCATAGAAAAGTTAAGCATTGCTAAAGAAGAAATGTCTTTAGCAACTGCAAAAGTCAACGAAATAATACATACTTTAAAAATTTTAGGATTGAGCAAAGAAGAAATCAATGTCAAACTTACATTACAAAACAAAAGTAGAGCCGTTAAAAAGAATTGATAATGTATTCTTAATAGATTTTGAAACAAGATCGGATGTTAATCTAAAAAAAACGAATTCCTATGTTTACGCCGAAGGTAAAGAGACTGATGTTCTATGTTTAGTTATAAAACAAAAGGATAAAATTTTTAAATGGTCTCCACATCATATATGTGATGAATTTAATTATTGCCCCAACAACATCTCACACAAAGAATTAAAAGAAATAACTGATAATCCATACAATGTTTTCTTTGCACATAATGCGACGTTTGAAAGAGACATATTTGAAAAGGTTATGACCCGATATGGGTACAGATGCCCGAATATAAATCAGTTTAGATGCACGCAAGCATTAGCTGCTTCGAGAGCTTTACCGAGAGTATCGTTGGCAGAGGTTGCAAAATTTATGTCATTGCCAATTCAAAAGAACGACTTAGGTGGAAATCTCATAAAGTTACTCTCAATCCCTAATGTTGATAAAATACCCTTCATAAATAAGAAAACGGGGCTTGCAATACCAAAAAAGAGGTTAATAGGGTCTAGCTTAAAAAAATATAATGCTAATTTATTATTAGAAAAATGGAGACGAGGTCGGGTTTCTGGAGTCATAAATTTTAAAACTCAAAATCTTTTTGTTGCCCTAGATAGTGTTTCTGAAAATTTCAATGTAGATATTGTATGCGATTATCTTTTAAAAGGGGACTATAGGTTAAAAGATTTCATAATTGAAAAGTATAGCTTATCATTACAAGAATATTTGTTTAATTTCAATGATCCTGAAAAAGAAATTCTTAAACAGTATGAAGAATTTTATGAAGGACTAGAAGAATTAGCGATTGACCTATCTACGAAAACGATCATGAATGGCGAAGATTTTCTTATTAATAGAAGTGGGTTTTTGTCCCACAGATTATCTTTGAAGCAAATGATTGATTATTGCATACAGGACGTTTTAGTTTTAGAAAACATATTAAAAAAGATGCCATACTTAGATGAATACTCACAACGTATCCATAACTTATATATGGATATGAACGCAAGGGGTATGAAAGTCGATGTAGCAATGGTTGACGGTATTTTATCTATAAAAGAGCCTATTGTGGAATCTATATCCGAAGAGTTAGCTCACCTTACAGAAAATAAGATAGAAAAACCGACACAAAAACAACGATTATTAAATTATGCTAAGTCTCGGTTTAACGTCACTTTAGAAAATGTTACAAATACATATTTAAAAGAATTTATGGATGCAAATACTTTTGCTGATGAAACCCTATTACAAATTATGGATTTAGTTTTAGAGGGAGGAGGAAACTCGTCTCTCGCAAAAGTGGATGCGTGTAAAAATCTAACATCGTCTAAAGGGAGGGTTAATAATTATCTTAAGTGGCATGGTGCTGCTACTGGTAGGGCTGGAGGTTCTGGTTTCCAACCCCAGAATTTACCAAGAGGCATGGCTCATCCTATACCTGAAATTGATAATATTTTAAAAGGTATGGGTGCGGGTCATGGAGATAGGGAAAACGCCCGTCAAGTCTTAACGGACGCATTATGTAAAAGCCTAGCATATAACGCAGAAGGTTTTAATGATATATTGTTTGATTGCAACGGTAAAAAAATAGCAATTTTGAAATCTTTACTTAGGAGTATTATCATCCCTGATAATGGGAAAGTTTTTGTTATTGCGGACTTAGCGTCAATAGAGGCGGTTCTTATAAATTGGATGGCGGGGCAAGAAAATGTCGTACAGGCTTTCAGGGAGAAAAAAGATGTCTATTGTATGTTCGCTAGTCAAATATATAACAGACCTATCGTTAAAGCAACGCATCCACTAGAAAGAAAAGTAGGAAAGGAAGGGGTTTTGGGTTGTGGGTATAGTATGGGTGCTAGAACCTTTTACGGGCGTTTAATTGGACAAGGTTTGAGATTTACTGCTGAGAATTGTCTGAACGATATTCCAGAAGAACATTACAATCAAATTCTATATAAAATAGAAAATATGCCCGAATGGTTTATTGATTCTAAGACCAATCAAATAGAAGATTTACATACAATGGTATATGCAAAATTTGTCGTTGATAAGTACCGTCAAGCCCACCCGAAAATTGTAGAGTTGTGGTCTAATTTAGATAACGCATTTAAAGTCGCAGTTGGTGGTCGTCGAACATTTATACCTATTCACGGCAACGTTGGGTTAGAGTTTGGATATTGTAAAAACACAAAAACAGTTTATATTTCGCTACCTAGCAAACGAAAAATATGGTATCCTAATACATATATAGGTTCGGATGGAACGGCGTATAGAAGCAAATACTATCAAGGTAAAATGGTGAAAGATAAAATATATGGGGGTAAACTCGCTGAAAATATTTGTCAAGCGATGGCTACAGACATCGCTCATGAATGGGGTATAAAAGTTGTAGAACAGCATGAAAATACTGATTTTATACTACAGATACATGATGAAAATATATGGAGCTTCCCACTTGCTACAGAAAACAAATTAGAAATAGTTGTTCAAGCATTGCAAGAGCTAGGTGAGTGGACAAAAACTATACCATTAAGTTGTTCCGCTTTCGAAGCAATTAGATTTATGAAGGACGCAGGATGATAACGAAAAGAGAACACCAACAAAAAGAATTTGACGGACATAAAGACTCTAAATTAAGGGCTTTATTTTGGTATATGCGGGCTGGTAAAACAAAAGCAGCTATTGATTGGCTGCAACACAATTATACACAAAATAGAATAAAGTGGGCTGTTGTTTTAGCACCAAATGGGGTGCATGAAAATTGGGTAGTTCAAGAATTGCCTAAGCACATGACAGTACCATATACTGCTATAGCGTTCCATAATGACTTAAAGAAACACCAATGGTTTAATATTAAGATTAATCGAGAACTATTAGATGGTAAAGACGATTTAAAGATATTTTGTATCCCAAAATCAGCACTTTCTTCCCCTTTTTCTAAGCGTCGTGTAGATGGTACGCGGGACGATAGTCTGATATATAGTGTTATAAAAGAATTAATAAAGATATATGACAAATCAAAATCTACAAAAACAGGTGCGTTGATCGTAGACGAAAGTCATAATTTTGGAGAGGTGAAAGCACTAACCGCTTTAAATGCTGCAAAGATGTCTGAATGGATGGAATATAAAATGATCTTATCTGGAACTCCTATACATGAGGGTTTATATAAGGCATACTTACAATTCAAAATTTTAAGCCCCGACATATTAGGGGCAAAAACATACGAAAGTTTTAAAGAAAAATTTGTTATAGAAGAAATGGTAGGAAAATCACGATTAGATAAGGTGACACAACAAGTTAAACGCATAGTTCACCCTAAGATAGTAGGATACAAAAATGAGAGTGTTTTGCATGATTTGGTATCTCCGTATACGTCAGTTGTTACCCGACAAGACATAGGTTTATGTGAACGTGAATGTATTTATAGAAAAGGTAGGATGTCGACTGTAACACTTGCTTTTTATAACAAATTAGTAAAAGATAAAATGCTAGAAGGTATTTATTTAGACAATGAAGTTATAAATCAAAAATTATCACAAATATCATCGGGATTTATATATATCGATACGCTGGGAGGTAGAAAAACACACGTTATAGAAAAGCCAAAAGATAATATAAGATTTCAAATGCTCGAAAATGATATTGATAAAGAGCAAAAGACAATTGTATGGGTATTATACCAATATGAGGTTGAAGCAGTAACAAAATATATAAATGAAGTTCTTGAAATAGAAGCAATATCATTTACTGGATCAAACGAAGAACGGTTGAAGAAAAAAAATCGTTTTCTTAATGTTAAATCATGCAAAGTTTTAGTTTCGCAGCCCAAAAGGTTACAGGAGGGACATGACCTTTCAAAAGCGGATACTATGATATGGTTCAACGCACCCACTTATCCGTTAGCAAGTTTCACGACATATGACCAAGCAAATGAACGGTTGAGCGATATTAGTTCCAAAACTGTAACTATCATACATTTCCAAGTAGAAGAAGCAGAAGATGAAGCTAAGTTCCTACTCATCCAAAATAAACAGGAAGCAAGTGTTGAAAATATCCAAGCAATAAAAACAAAAGCTATAAAAGGTAATTTGTTAGGTACTCCCAACGATTTTTGAGTGGTTATACTCCTGATTTAATAGGTTTATTAAGTCAGACATCTTCCATTGGCGTGGTAGCTTCCATTTAGCATAGTCGTTCAGGAGTACGCCCCATTTCAACGTTTTGAGAACGGATAGCTCATAAAACGGTATGACGAATATCTCTTTATCCCGTGCATTACCCACCAACAGGAAAATGAAGCATTTAGTTCCAGCATTATGCCAAGTGGTTAATTTTTCTATTTGGCTATCCCTAAAATCAATTCTAGGTTTAGCATTCAAGCTAACGTAATCGCTTGCTTTACCCTCGACCATAAAGAGCTTACCCTCAAGACACATTATTAAATCAGGCATGCCGCTACCAACGGAATTCTCTATCCGTTCAAAAACACATATATACTCATTATCTTTATTTAAAGATAACCAATTTTTGTATTTTGTGCGTAAATTCGTCCATAGTGTTGTTTCTCTTTTTTTTGGCATAAGGTATCCCTTCAAAAACAAAACTACTATAGCACATATTTTATTTAATATAAAGGTTTATAAATTTCTATATAGTTAGATAAATTAATTAAATGTTTTCGCATAAGAGGTTCGACTTCCTCCCAATTTAAACCTCCAAGTCCGCACCCTAATGCAGGTATAGCAATGGATAAATCAGGTCTGTTAGCTAATATCGAGGATAACATCGTTAAAGAATTTTCCACCAATAATAAAGACGATTTTTCTACCCATTTATCTTTTGTAACAACATGGAAAATAATTTTTCCATTTTCTTGTTCCAGAGATACATATATAGGATTATAAGGAGATATTGATCCATTTAAACATTTTTCTCTATAAACTCTATAATTTATAGGGAATTTTTGTTTAAACTTTAAGGCAAGACCAGCACCCATGACCCCTTCACAATTTACAGGGTTTACTAATGCTTCACATTTTGATTTAAATATATCACCTTGTTTAAGTATAATTGTCATTCATCACCTTTTTTAATTTCTAAAAATTTTGCTACCAAGATGTCTCCATGACATTTTTGAGGTTTACAAAAACACACTAGATTTTTACCTTCTAAGTTTAAAATATCTTGTTTTGTTATGTTTCCCATCTCTATCTGTTGGTCTAAAAAACCCCTGTATTTAGCTATAACCTGATCTCTACAGGTACTTTTATCTAAAACAAATGGATTCCCAAATTTACTTGGTCGCCCAATATAAACATCGTTATTTTCTGGTATGTGTTTATATTTATTTACAACTTTAGGTATTGTCATCCATCACCTCTTTGTTTCTAGCATTGTGTTTACCTTTAAAATATGATAATTGTCTGACATTGTTTCCTAAATTAAAAATCATAATTGCCCTCTGTTTCTAAAGGATATTTTAAATCGCATCCAATAAAATTTCTATTAATTTCTTGACATATTTTCAATATAACTCCGCTTCCCATGCAAGGATCGAGTACCAAATCATCTGGATCAGTTACGGCTTGAATAAGCTCTTTTTGAATATTATAAGGTTTTTGATGAGTATGTATTTTATCAGTTATTTTTTCTGATAAGACATTCCTGATATTATGTAACTTCCAATTAGCCTTTGATAAAGATTTCTTTATTGGGGTTTTTTGTACTATCAGACAATATTCGGCTACATTTCTGAGTCTATAGCCCATCCCCATCTTTTCTTTATTCCAAGTTAATAAATCTACAGTTTTTAAATGCGTATCTTCGAACCAATGCTGTACACCCTCCACAAGATGGAATTTGTCTACCCATAAAAATAGATACCCATTTGGTTTTAAAACCCTATTTATTTCTTTTATATTGGATTTAATTGTGTCGTCTGACATTTGCTTGAGGTCAACACGTTCTTTCCCTCTATTTTCCCCTTCATTACCATATCCCATTTTGTCAAGAATTCCACGATATTGTGGATCGAACACTGTTAAAGATATTGCTTCATTATCAATAAGTGAAAACAACCCACTACAATCCATAATATTATATTTATTGATTAGACTGCCTATATCCATTAAAATATTCCTGATAAAAATGTTATTTTCTCTACTTCTGAGAGTGTTCTTTTTAATACACTATTCATTTCTTTTAAATCAGCTACTGGTTTATACCGCAACCTATCCGACTGGAAAGTTGCAAATTCCCTTTCTAAATGGGTTAAGACCCCATCAACTAAAAGAATTATATTTTCGTCCTTGAGGAGTGAAAAAAGTTTCTCATGTTTATATCGAACCCCTTTTATGGATTCTATCAATTCAAAATTTTCAGTAAATAGGGAATTATATTCATTTATATCTAAAAGACGTGTATTTAACATAATTAGTTCCTCGTGAATTTATAAAAATTTGCATTATCGGATTTTTTAGACAGCTCTCTCACTGTCTTTTTCCAACCCTTAAAATCATAATCAAAAACAGTATCGCCCGAATATTCGCCATACACTTCTGTAACATATGCCTTTTTTATAAATGGAAGGAATGTATTGTATGTTTTAGCACCACCTATGACAAATAAATCCTTGTCACTATGATTTTGCTCATACCATGACAATATATTTAAATATGACCAAGACGTAAAGTCGGCTCCTACTATCGTCTTTGAGGAAAGAACTATATTAACCCTATCTTTTAAGGGTTTTTTAGGCAAACTTAACCATGTATTCTTACCCATAACAACAACATGACCTTGTGTTAGTCTTTTAAAATCATCTAAATCTTCGGGTAAATCCCATAAAAGTTTATTTTCGTTGCCAATTACGCCATTTGTCGTTCGTGCTACTATCAGTTTTATTTGTCCCATCAATGACTACTCCTTTTACGTATATTAAGCAATTTTTATGCCTAAATCGCGGTAAACGTTCTATGCTCAAAAAACAATGATTTAATCGAATTTAATTCAGCGTATACTTTTAAATCTATGACACCAGTGGCAAAAACTACGGACGCACTTGTACCAGTACCTAGATTCTGAGTATTCAAAGACCCCCCGTTGACAGTCCACTCGGCTATATAGTTGGTTGTTGAAACAGGTGTTTCGTCCCCGTCTCCAGCTCTATGTAATAATGTTTTAGATTTTTCCCTACGCTCCCATGTAAGTGGTATTGACCCAGCCGTCACAGAAAGTGGGTGACTAACACCATCGACCGTTAGACTTGTTGGACAGTATGCCCTCGATGCCCTAGCGTCTAAATCTATTGTTCTTATAGTACAACTTGTTAAGTCCAACGACTGTGTTGCGGTATTAGGTCTGAGTTTTACGTCCATACTAGAAGACCCTACACTTAGGTTCTCTGCGAAGCGATTGCTTAGATCGTCTAAAAACCAAACCCTTGAATCAACAATATGAGCCTCCTTAGCAGTATCCATTAACGCCCTCCAAACATTGTTGAGGGTATAAGTACCATTAAGATTATCTGTAAAACTTTCGTAAGAAAAAATCTCATTATTTATTTTTATAAGATTTGTTCCGAACTCCCGTATTTCGCTCGGAGTTGCTGTGTTGAAGCTAGTAATGTTAGATACATCTTTTAAAATTATAGATGATCCATAATAGTTCCCAGTTATGGGTACTGCAGTATGAACCCTCGCATGTGAAGCGAAAACGACATTCTCTAAATCCTCTAAGAAAATAGAATCAGCTTCATAATAAGTATCAAATGTCGATTGGGTCGCATTTATCGCTAACGCATTATATACTAAATAGCTGCCTTCTACAGCATAGCTAGACCCAGTCATATTGTTCCGTAGTGCTAATAGCCATCTTGGAGATTCAAAAATATCGTAGTTGCTAATATCTATAGGAGTGAAGTCTTCCTCTATAAACCCACTGTTAGGCAATGAAAATCCAGAACTATCAGAGAAAGTATCCTCTGCAAATTCTAAATAAATGTTAGGAGAAGAATCATCTCCATAATCAATCTTAGATACCCTACATATCAATTCCGAAATAGAATATTTAGCATAGGTTAATTTAAAAACGCTACCCGGTAATAAAGAATGTGATTTTCTATTAACAACCAATCTACCTTTAAATCTAGGTTTCTGGTAATTCACGATTTGTCTAGCAGCAAGTTTAGCAGCAATTGTCTTGTCATATACCAAATCAAATGTTGTAGAGTAGGTTTCTATCTTATTCTGCATAGAAATTATAGCATCGTTCTGAAAAACGACCGTCTTTTCAAAATAACTATCAGACCGATCTTTAAATTGGGCTTGGATGCGTCCTTTCATATTATTCCAAGTCTCAATTGATATGTCAGATAGAGATACTATTTGATCGTCATCAATTATGGGTAGGCTAGAAGGTACATAATCATTACGGATTAACTTTATCTCTATTTTACCAGTTCTAAAATTTTCATAAAGAATACCATCTATAATTTCTAATATTTTATTGGCGACTGTTTCGAAAGAATCAGATGTTGGTACAAAACAACTCAACCAAATATCTTCACTTATCAATGTAGAAACGGCATCTCCCCAACTGACGCTATCGATCCTGCTGTTGGCAATTCCAACCCTACCAGTGGGGGATATAAGTAAGTTATATAGTATTTCCATAGGACTTAAATCATTACCATCTGGAGAGGTTCCAGCACCTAAAACATTCGGTAATGATTGTACTTCCGCCGAGATTGTAGGTATAACAATATTGCCTCCGCCAAACCCAGCTTCTAAAAGTAAAGGTTGCTCACCGACAAGATACATTATATTTCTATAGCCGACTTGAAAACCTGATTTTGTCGTTAAATATGTATTATCAGGTTGAGATGGTGAACCAGAATAAAACCTAAAATTACCAACTACCCCACCGCCTTTCTTATATCCACCTAAAACATTTGGGGCAGAAACATTAAATAACGACCCGTTGCCAATTTGGCTACCAGACCAAATTTGTTTATCTTTATTAACAAATATTTTCTTCAAAGACGCTGTGGTTGGGTAATTAGATATACCAAGTGCTAACGCAAATCCTAGATAAATCTGTTGAGCCACATCAACTTTAGTACTACTGAATAAACCAGTCTTATGTTTCTCTCTTATTATAACCGACCTAAAGTCGCCATGCCACAAGAAGGTGGGGTTTTCAACAAGAACTGTCCCCAGAATAATATTAACAGGCACGCCCTGATCTATTTTCGGAACGTCCACGTCTTTAAAGGTCGATGCTCTAGCTCTATTCGTTTTTGGTTTAGGGGCTAATAGACTTAATATAAGTGAAGCGACGAAAAATATAATAGCGAACATTATCCGATACCCCCTATAGCTGGATTTTTGGTGGGTAGAGTAGGCATGCCTCCAAAATTAAGGTTATTACCCCGAGCAGAGCATGTAGTGTATGATCGATCGCACCCCGCAGTTAATGTAACACTTAATCCATTAAACGCTCCTTTAAGTGGAGCATTTAAGATCAGATTATTAGAAAGCTGACTCAGTATTAATCTTTTTTCACCATTTGAAGTATTCCATATAACTCCGTTATCAAAAAACCCATCAGGCTTACCCCCAGTGCTAGATACTGTTATAGAGGTAGACTGGACGAAGGTTATATCCGATATAACGGTATATGATGCCATATTGATGGCACAATTGCTGCCCCCAAATATATGATTACAACTTGTTGTAAAAAGAAAATTAGGTATTTCCTGATTATATGCTATACCTAAAATTGATCCCACTGTCACTTTTCCTATATTATTTTCCAAAGCATTAGAAAGAACTTCGCCAGTAAAATATGTTATGACTTCTGGATCAGATAGGTGTTTTCTATATATGTTTACCACTATTCTAGCTGGGGCAGTCGCTATAACCTGTTCCTTACAATAAGAACAATCGTAAGGTAGTTGAATCTCCATTGTATCTAAAGCATCATTAGAGGTCATCACCAGCTCATTACGAGTAATAGATAGTGGCAAATAAGTATTACCTAAGTATGTTTGTGAGGCAACGTATGATGTATATCTATAGGTTTGTCCAGTAGAACAAACAAATTCATACATCTCTATAGGGAGACCACCTTCTAAACTCTCTTCAACTGAATTATAGCTCATTGATTGATCCTTGTAACATCAAAATTAATAGAAAACCTACCACCACTATAATGTGTAACAGATATATTGTCACTGGATTTCGTTATTTGTAAGAAAGAAATTCTACTTATATTAACTCCATTGACAGTATTTGGTAAATTAGCATCTAAAGTTAATACTGTATAGCCCGCTACATCATTAACTGCTGTTAGTACTTTTCTAGCAATGAAAGTAGTTGTACCAGTTTCGGCATTCATGATAGCTAAGCGTACATGGTTGGGGGACGTATTAAACCAATTTGTAAAACGTGGGCTTTGTTTTATTTTTATACTACCTGAATTTAGAGGGGGTATCTCGTACAGCTCTAAGTCATACCTCCACGTAGACATGAGAAATTTTTTACCACCACCTTTTACTGTATAAAAAAACTGTTTCCAAAATCTATAAGACGAATTTACAGATGAAAACTCTATACTTTCTTGGATTTCAGGGTATTCCCAAAAAGTATATCGAGTTTGTTTCTGGTTGAAGTCTATCACCTCTTGATTTATTTCAAACGTTTCAGTGGAGGTATCCCCACTATAAACATTTTGCATATAGAGTATAGGCATACTATCATATGTCGGTACCGCCGTTGTGTTCGATAAATCCTTACTTTCCTGATCTACACCAGATAAAGACACCACAGACGCATTAATCGGATAATATTCTAAACTAGGGGATGACTGTGGTATTCCCGTAGCTGTATAATAGATATATGTGGTTGATGCAGGATATGTTGCTTGTAGTGGGTTTTTTATTGTAATGGATGATCCACTTACTACAATATTGACTATTACGATTTCCCCAGTCCTCGTTGCAGTATTGTATATGAATAAAGTTTGATTTGGTAAGACTTTAAAGTCAGTATTTATAAAGTTTATTGTACTAGTAGATATTAAAGCATCACTTGTTATTTGTTGAAAGTCGTCCCATAAAGGTACTGATTGAAGAGATTTTAGGTTAGAAAGGAGTTTCTCATATAGCACCCGCATATCCGCAGTTTTAGAAAGCACGATCTGGTAATCATAAGAAATTCTAGGAAATTCTCTTCTGGAAACTCTCTGTTCGGTCTGGTTATTTGATTTAGATACCTCCGTTAAAAATTCCCATCCTATCTTTATAGGACTTTCTGGTAGTTGCGATATAAGCCTACTAGTAGTTGCTTCAAAATTTAAAGTCCCGAACCCGTATGTAAAATAAAATAATATAGTTTCTTGCGTATAGGGTGCGGCATTTCCTGTCAACGATAAACTCACGGTCTTCATAAACAAAGGCAAATATCCGTCAGGAGGTGTTATGTTTACGATCAAACCGGGAGAAGTAATCGATGATATTCCAGTTAATACGTTTGTTCTTCCATAAGCATTCCAAATTTTAAATTCAATTGGTATATTGATTTCAGGATTGGTTACGTTTAAAATGCTTGGTACGACCCATATCCTTTCATAATATTGATTATTACTATTAAAAGGTTCGTAAAATGATTCACCCGATAATGGCGAAAATACTGATGTTACGGAAAAAGTAGCGGGAGTAGTACCACTTGATACAATCCCAATAGGTACAACACTCCTGTTACTATAATTATCGGACGCATAGTCTCTATCTGTTGAAGGATAGGGGGGTGCTGGTGGGCTGGGGTCTACGGTCTTATAAAAACCCGCCGTCATATTATGTCACCTTTTTTACTAAAAGGGCAAAATATTGAGATGAATTTCTAATAGTAGACGAAACTTCCCCACTAGGTATTTTTATAACTGAATCTTTTTTCCTAAAAGGAAATATTTGATAAGTATCGCTTCCATATGTTATTTCATCTCCGGGATTTTGATTTTTTATATTGCCAACACCGATATTGGGGGCAGAACCAACATGCCAATAACTTGTCGCTAAACTAGGAAATTTTACATTAAATAGAATGGGGAATATGGCTGTTGATCCGGTATGTGATACAATACCACCAACCATACCTAGAGACCAATAATTCATCCGGTTATATAGGAGATTGCCGTATATATAATCTCGATCCATTAGCCCTTGACAAGCGTCCCCAAATGCAAATGGGGTCGCATACTGTCCCCCACCACCATATGCTTGTTGTCCTTTATAGTTTACGCATACATTCGCAATTTGATCTAAATAATCTCCGACAAAACGGTGTACTGACCCCCTAAAATCAGCATCATTCCTAGAACTATAAGTAAGAGACGTAGCCCACCAAACGTAATAACTCGCAAACATATATGCCCCAGCCCCTGCTGCGGTAACGTTACTAGATGTCTCGGACAATCCAAAGGAAAAATGTGTCCAATGCCCTGCTCTTGTCTCCACAAAAACATGGACGTAAGGAAAGGTAGCTCCCGACCCACTGGTATGGATATGATATGTCATATTAATATTCGCTAAATCATTCGCCCTAACAACGTTCGATGCTGTTGTTGATGTTACATTACTTTCAGGCTGAGACGTGAAACTCGTTCCTGAAAAAGACGTGCTTAGTGCCATGACTACCCTACCATCTGTTCTGGAGATGGAATAAGCGTCATTAAAAGTACTAGATACATATTGAAACCTTGCGTATACTGTTCCAATAGACAGTCCCATCATACCACCGGAACTAAAATTATCTACAAATACAGACCATCCGTCTGTAATAGCCGCATTCTTAACCTGTAGCATTAACGCATTTATATCTGCTGCGGTACCTGTATAATAAGCCATTATGCCTCCAGAATCATATATTTATTTGCAATAGGTTGTCCCGTAGCCGCCCCTTGAAATACTCTATAAGTATTAGCACCAATGGTTAAAGTACTCTCAGCTGCTTGAGGCTCAAAAGCATGATACACCCCCTCCAACATACCGTAAAATGATCCATTTTCTAAGACATTAAACATAACTAATGGTATAACTGGGAAAGACGATACCGACGCACCAAATGCAGCATTTTGTAAGTTGAAAGAATAAATGTAATTAGTTCCTCCATACTGCCCATAATATGCGTTCATAGACGGTATAATCGCCCCACCATCCGTAGAACCAAAAATAGATCTATTGCTATAACCGGAATCAAAATTTCTTATACTCTGCCAGATACCAGCAACATCTCTTAAATATACTTGAGACTCACCGGGACAAAAAAACCCTCTACGTTCATCAATCAAAGTATCTGAAAACTTTTTTATAGTAGATGTCCCCTGACTACCGATACAAAGAGGGAACGGATATTCTACGGGCGTACATAATGGTTTATAAAACCCAGCATAAAGGGCTGAATATGATGTACTAGATTTTATGACAACGATAAATCTTGTATTTGATACATAAAACCAATAAGTCATAGTCCCATTTGTGGTGGGGAACACCGCATATTGTGTAGCCGAAGTACCGAGCTGTAAATCAATAGCTACACCACTTGTATAGCTAACAGCCCCAAAAACATCAAACCCATATGTTTGAGTTGTATTATTTCCATACGTTCTAATATTAATATGAACAGGAGTACCTATGGAGGTACCAGTTCCTTTTAAAAAAATAGTATCTGGGTCTTCTACAGTCGCACCAACAGTATGGCTGAGCGATGTCCAGCCATTAGCCAATAAAAAAGTTTTTAGCTTTCCTAATAAATCTTTTAAGCCTGTTGAAGTACCTGTCTGTACTGCCATTTATAAACCTATTTTTTAGAGTTTTTTGCTTTCCCATAATTATCTGCAACGATATTCAAAATATTTAAAATAATTTGTAAATATTTATTTTTAGAATAGCTAGGGATCAACGTCATTAATAACGCAATTATTTTAGTTATAATTAAAACTGCTGTAGAAATTACAAGAGTTTCTTCATTTATGCCAACCGCTTGTATAGTTGTACTTATTTGTCCCAAAAAATCCATGTCTGTATCCTTTATCAATACCAATACTATAACATAGATTTAAAGATAAAAAAAGCGGCATTTTATAAACCGCTCGAGTTTTTTGAAAGGAGATGATATTAATAACAGAGTATTAACTTGACTATAATAATATGGTAAATCTTAGATGTCAAGAACATCCTGTCGTAACTCCACAAGTATTACATTTTTTACAAGTCCCATTCATGACAAGAGTGAAATTGCCACATTCAGGACATGCGTCACCAGTATACCCTTGTTGTTTTGATAACTCGCTCTTTGATGGTTTTAGGAATTTTCCTATACTATGCTCAGGTTTTACTTGGGCTACATCATATCTACCTAAATAGTTCACGGCAAGGTCTCGCATAACTAAATCTATAATTGATTGTGCGGACTTTATATTTTCATGACATTGAACCATACCTGCTGGCTCAAATTTCATATTTAATAGTTTATCAACAATTGCGTCTAGTGGTACTCCATACTGTAATGCGATGGAAACCGTTATGGAAAAAGCACTTAAAATACCTTTCAAAGCACTCCCTTCTTTATCCAAGTCTATAAATACCTCACCAAGCTCGCCGTTGTCGTACTCGCCTGTTCTAATATAGAATTTTTGCCCCCCTAGTTTAACTTTTTGAGTATATCCTTTTGTTCTTTTATTTGGTAAATTTTTCCTCGTTAAGATATGTTCAATATTCGATGCAACATTTTTTATGATTTCACCTGCGTCTTCAATAGCTTCATCGAACTTAGCGTTCAATGGTTGAGATAACTTAGATCCATCAACATATAAAGCCACAGCTTTCAGTCCGAGAGCATGTGATTTCAAATAAATATCCAGACAATCTTTTGGTGTTGCGGTTGAAGGTAGGTTGACTGTTTTAGATATTGCACCAGAAATAAATGGCTGAGCAGCCGCCATCATTTTTATATGAGCATCCGCAGATAAAAACCTACGTCCTTCCACGCCACACTTATTCGCACAATCAAAAATAGATAAATCGGAATCCTTTAAGTGGGGTGCATTTTCAATCGTCATAGTACCAAAAAGGAATCTGTTAATTTCTTTTATTTGTTCAGATGTTAGATTGAAATAATCGAGTATTCCACGACCTAAATCTGATTTTTTTGTGACGTTGTCGGGTATTTTTGGTAAAGGAACAAAAGAAATATCAAAACTTGTCTCTAAATTATTTTGGAATTCTCCTATCCATTCTGAGCTAAATCCCAACTCCATGAGGCTTATAGGATTTATATGTGGGGATTTCATAAATTGTTGAGGGTTTCCAATAATGTACCCTATTATATCCCCAATCTCTTCGGAGTTATACCCTTTAGTCTGTAAAGCTGGAGTAACTGATTGATTGACAATCTTTCGATAACCACCACCTGCAAGTTTTTTGAATTTTACGAGAGCGAAATCGGGTTCTATACCTGTAGTATCGCAGTCCATGACTAAACCTATAGTCCCTGTTGGAGCAATGACGGTTGCTTGAGCATTCCTAAATCCATATTTACTACCGTCTAAGACAACTTTTTCCCATTCCCCTACCGCTAACTCAAACAGGTGGTGGTTTTCCGATTGTGTGTCTTGTTGTCGTAGCATCCGTTTCATGACCGTACTGTGGTTATCCATAACATCTAACATAGATACCCTATTCTGCTCATATCCTTGAAACGCTCCCAGTATCTTAGCCATCTCTATGGACGCATTGTAACTACTAGAGGTCATTATAGATGATACCAAACTACAGAAATCTCTACCGTAGTCACTATCATATGGTACACCCCACTTCATTAAACAACCTCCTATGTTTGCAAAACCAAGCCCTAAAGGTCTGAATTTGTAAGACATCTCTGCAATATTTTTGGTTGGGAATTGAGCCAGATATACTGATATTTCTAAGACGTAAGTCCATAGACGACAAATATAAATGAAGTCTTCTATGTCTTCATTTTGAATATTCTTACGTTTAAAAACATTCGATAAATTAATTGATGCTAGATTACAAGCAGTATTATCTAAAAACAAAAATTCCGAGCATGGATTAGATGATTTTATTTCATCGGTCGCTTTACAAGTATGCCAATATTGTATTGTATCCTTGAAATGAATACCGGGATCAGCACTTCTCCACGCAGCGTACCCTATAGCCTCAAATAGTTCTTTAGATTTTAGTTCCTTAAATAATTTGCCGTCTGTTCGGTTTTTTAACTGTATTGTTGCAGCATCCCCTAAATCGATATAATCCTGAATTACTTTATTACTTAAACGTACCGAATTATTAGAGTTTTGACCACTGACCGTAGCGTATGCCTTGCCCTGCCAATCTGTAGTCACGGTATCTATATCCAGAAAAGTCTTATTTAAATCATATTGGTCTTTTGCTGTCTGCATAATTCGAGCTGGGACTCCATCTTTTACAGCACGACTAGCGATATGTTTAAAGTTCTCAGGATTGTTCTTAAATTCAGTTAAATATTTTCTTATAAGATGAGACCCCGTAACCATCATTGCGACTTTATCTTCTTCTTTTACTTTCCAATTGATAAAATCTAAAATTTCTGGATGGTCTTCATCCAAAACGAGCATCATAGCACTGCGTCTCGTTGTTCCACCCGATTTTATAGCACCGCCCGCAGCATCACGCACGTCTAAAAAGCTCATTAAACCAGATGATACGCCACCACCACTTAACTTTTCACCTTTACCTCTGATAGTAGAGATGTTACTTCCAGCACCCGATCCATGTTTAAATAACCGTACTTGAGTCTCAATCCAACTAAATATTCCCTCTTCACCTACTAAATTATCTTTCACTGGAGTAATGAAACAAGCATGTGGTTGCGGTCTTTCATATTTACTTGTAGATTTAACAGCTTTACCTGCCTTTTCGTCATAATAGTAGTGTCCGTCACTAGGGGTATCTATACCATAAGCCCAATGTAAACCCGTATTAAACCATTGAGGAGAGTTAGGGGCTACTATTTGAAAATATAACATATAATAAATTGCATTATAAAACTCGTCTGCAGATTGTTGATCCGTAAAGTACCCACCTTTACAACCCCAATACGTCCATGCTCCTGCAAGGCGATGAAATACTTGATGTGCTGAGGATTCACGAGTAAACCCAGTTTCTTTCCAAGATTCTCCGTTTTCATGCTCTAACATCTTTTCGTCTGGGACTGACCTCCAATACCTTTCTGGTATGCCCGCTTCTTTTACTTTCTTAGTGTATCTTGGGACTCCAGTTCTCCTAAAGTATTTTTGAGCTAGTATATCTATAGCTGTTTGAGACCAATGTGCTGGTGCAGTTATACCTTCTTGATTAAAAACGATGCTACCGTCAACATCTGTAATCCTACTAATAATATTATGATTGTAGTTACCCGCAAGATTTATATCAAATCTTTTTTCAACTTTTAAACCCATGATGTAATTCCTTTCAATTGTTCTAATTAAGACTTACTACTTTAAAACATTCTGTTTTAAAAATCCACTATTAAATGGAATATTATTATCTTATTTTCCTCTGTCATGCAAAACAAGTGCCAAGCTAGTTTAGAAATCGTTTTACTTCTTCTTTATTGGCTCTTAGAGTATTCATAATTGCATTTTTACCTAAAGGAGTACCTAGCATCCCTATCATCTGTTTTGGATCAACAACAACATTATTAATAACATTCGGAGCTTTAACAGTCACTGGTTGTAATTTTTGATTATCGGTTTTTTGTTCTGGACGTGTTATGCTAACCCGCTCCCCACCTGAAACCCTAAAAGCAGCTACTTTATTATCAATACCGGGATTAGCCTTCGGTACCTCAAAACTACCTCCAGTATTAAAGCCTGATAAAAGGGATAGTCCACCAGACAAAAGTCCGCCAATATCAAAACCTCCGCCGCCAGACGAACCACCAAATAAAGACCCGACACTACCTATTATAGATTGCAAGGCAGATCCGAAACCACCGCCAACATCTAAGATAGAACTAGAAGCCTTGTCCCCAGCATTAGCAATTTTCTCCCCTGCTTCTGTTAAAGGATCAGCAAGATTTGTACCACTAAAATCGAATAATTTAGGGAGGGTATCCTGAGCTGGTAAGTTTACGGCAGTACCGTTCACAAACACTGTTTGGGCTTGAATAGTTTTATCCTGTTGTAACAGACTTGGATCATTTATGTTACCAAACCCTAAAGACTCAGTCACCGAACCTAGAAGCCCCTGTTCCCCAAATAAAGAATTTTGAAGGGCATTAGCTCCTTGTTTAAATAGTCCTCTTGCAGCTTCTTCTTGTATTCCTTTTAAAAGACCGGTTATGGTGTCGAGAGAAATGTCGCCAGTTGTTGCCAGCTCTACAAAAGCATCTTCGATGTTATTAACAGCATTAAGGACTATATTCTCAGATACTTGAGCAACATTTAATAACTCTTCCTGCACTTTTACTAACCCCCTCAAATACCCCGATTTCTCATCTAATTTAGTATCTAAAAATGCTCTTGTTAATTCGAGTTGTTTGGGGAGAGTTTGATCTAAAGTTAGTTTATACCTATCTGTCGCTTGATTTAAATCCTGCATACCCTGAACATAATCTTGAACAGGATTAACAATATTTCTATAAATATCGTCTTGAGCTTTTATTCTATTCGCAAGTTCTTCGTTAAACACAATTCTTTGTTTTATCTTTTCGATTTCTTCTTGACCAACTTGGTTCAAACGTAGTCCAGATTGTTCAACTGCACGTTCTGCTTGTTCTTGAACCCTACGAGCTTCAACCCCTAACTTAATTGCTGTGGTTTCCCGATCCAGCTCGGTAGTAATATCTGATAGTGCTTTTGGTACTACAGTCGCCTCTATAGCTTTAAGCTGTTTATAAAACCCAGTAAAAGCATCCTTTGATATAACGCCCCTTTTCTCGGCGGATTCTATTTTATCAAAGAGAGAATTCAACCCTTGTAATGCTTTTTTAGGAGTATCTACTTGAGTCTGCAAATCTATTAAAGATTTATTAAAACTCTCAATAAACTTTTCTGAATCAGACTTCTTTGGTTTCCTAGCTTTTTTGGGACGTGAATCTTTAACCGCTTTACTAAACTTATCGTCAGCCCCAATCTCATCGATAATTTTATTTACAGTCTCAATATCTTTTGTCAAGTCCTCTAAATTAAAGCCTTCCGATAAACCAAACTGTACAACCCTCTTAGCAACATCTGTACTTATTTTACTATTCTTTGCTAAGTCAGTAATAAATCCCCTTCTTTTACTATTATTTGTAATGACGGTCTCGAGGTTAAGTTTTGTTAGTTTTTCAGAGTCAGATAAGAAAGACTGTAAATTCTTTTGCTCATTTTGTAATAACTGTCTTTCCTTAGACCCTAAACTAGGATTAGATAAATTCTTACTAATATCAGATAAAGCTACCTCTGCTTTTTCCCTACCACCTTTTAATTCAGATCCACTAACCGATCTACCTAGCCCAAGAGCTTTAGCCAGCAACGCATTTTTTGCAAATAACTTTGCAGATGTTGAAGCATTATTATATTGTGTCTGTATAGTTAAAAGGGCAGAAGAGTTTGCGTCTATAGCAGCCGCCGCTTCATAGGATATACTTTTAACATCGTTTAGTGCATTGCCATAAAGTTCAGATTCAATTTTTGACTTATCACTTTCTTCTTGTGATTGTGTTAATTTGTCGATCTGATCTACAATAGAATCATTTGCTTCGCTTAAAGATTGTGCCAGTAAAACAGATTGCACATCAGCTAATTGACTGGATTTATCGGCATAATCCTCGATCGATAAAGACCCCTCTTGAGCTTTTGTGAAATATTCGTCCTGTGCGTCTGTGACGATTTTATATGCTTCCGATAATCCTTTTAAATTATCGTCAAAGTCCAAAACTTTGTCTTGTAATTTAACAATTAACTCTTCGGCTTCAATTAATGGTTTCGTAAAATCTTTAATAGCATTTTTAGCACCCTCTGATTCTATACTTGCTAAATCTAATTTTGGGATTTTCCTTTCAACAGGTGCTGATCTATCCTCGATAGATGCCCCTAATATCTCGTTTTCTCTTTGAAGTTTCTGTAGCTTTTCGTCTATCTGTTTAGACTCTACATCATTTAACGAATTTTTTATTTTCTGTAAATTTATAATTTCTTTTTGATTAAATAACAATTGGTCAGCGTCTCTAATTTTACGGGCATCCCTATTGGCAGTATCAAGCCCACCAGTCAAAAGAGATGTTTGAATCCCAGTCTCTTTATTAACCTCCCGTAAATATTCTTGTAGCTCTTTTTCTTTTGCTTTTAATACCTGTAATGAAGCAGAGCTACCTTGAATATCACCTGATTTTGCTAACTTTGCCCCAGCCGCCGCTAACTGCGAATATTCATTTTTAAGAGTTTTTAGTTTAGAAGTTTGTTCGTCACTTAAAGCAGTGATGGCTCTACCAAATTTTTCGGTACTTTCAGTTGCATCGTCAACAGCAAAATAATATCCAGCTATCGCTGATACAGCCAATGCCGCCAATGCTGGTATGGCTGTTAGGGGGTTTGATAACAAAGCTAGTGTAAAACCTTTTATTGCAACCGCCGCCCCCAAGAAAGCTGTAGAAAGACCAGCCAACGAAATCGACGATACAGCACTAGCCGCACTAGACGCTAATAGAGCCAACCTATTTGATCCCAATAAAGTTGTATTGGTCGTTATTGCCCCACTATTTGTTATCTTAGCACCACTATTTATAGCAGTAGCCGCAGCGTCAGATATAGCCGCCGCCTTAGAGGCATTAACTGCTACTGTATATGCGACAGCTCCCGTACGTAATGCCCCATAAATCCCCACAATTGCAGTGTACCCTACAATAATAGACTTATAAAGGATGGTCACTGCCTTAAGACTAATCCATGCCGCCGTTATGCCTGTTAAAGCAGATATAACAATGTCAGAATTGTCAATAACAAGATCAAATATACCCTGTATCAATCCTATAATTTGCCGCCCGTCAACAGATAATAGTGATTTTTGAATATTATTTGTGAGCTGAGTAAACTGATCACCAATAGATGGTATAGTACTAGCAAATTCAAAATTTATTTTATCTGTCTGGGTCTTTAACGCTTCAAATACTAACTCTGTCTGTAATACGCCCTCACTACCTAGCTTACGTAAATCCCCCAATATAATATCACTATCAAGTCCTTGTTTTATATTTTCTATAACGCTCTGTAATTTCTGCGAAGCCTGACCATCACCGACTGCATTCAACCCATCAACTAACGCTTGTCCGATTCTAGGGGCTTGTTCCAAAACAGAACGTAGTTCGTCACCACCTAACCTATTAGACGCTAAACCTTGAGAAAACTGTACAATTGCTGCTTCGGTTTCCTTCGAAGAATTACCATAAACCTTAGATGCTTTGATTAGGGCTTCTGTAACGTCCAATACTTGGTTGGATGCCTTACCATATGCTTCCGTACTTCTCGCTAAACGAGAATAGATTTCCCCTGTCAGAGTTAAGCTCGTTCTTGCTCTACTAGATGCCTCATCTAAACCATTGAATAATCTTATAGACGCTTCTTGACTTCCCGCTAAAGTCCTGATTCTATTTTCTAACCCAAATGAAGCATCTACAACATCCGTGAAAATACGTGCTATTTGTATGGCTGAATACGCCTTAGCTATTGTATTCAAGTTGACAAAAGACGATGATACATCATTCACTTTTGTATTAAGGGCATCAAGTGAACTCAAAACAGGTTTTACTTCAACGTCTTGTTTTCTACGACCACCTCCAGATGCCCGTGACTCTGTCCGTTTCTCAACAGTCTCTACTTCTAACTTTATTTTCTTATCGGAAAATTTTTGACTTTTTGTTAATTCAACCACCTTCTTGTATTCCGCTTGAAATACTTTAAGCTCGTCTACGTTCCCTTTTATCGCAGAATTAAAAGTATCAATATTTTGATTTTGAAATTTTAGAGTCGATAAAGTATTACTAAGATTCAAAGCAGTCGTAGCTGTTTTCTCAAGAGTCGCCGTTAGTTTCTTTAAGTCTTTATCTGCTTTTTCTAATCCTAAAGCCTGTACTTTTATGGTTATATCAGTCATTTAAATTTACCCATAAACGTACTAGTAGCATTATTAATAAAACCACTATTTTGCGACGAAACTCCACTCTCTAAACCACTAATATAACTAACATTATTAGAGATAAATAACCTTTCATCTCTTTTAACATCCCAAACGTCTATTACAGCGTCCGCAGCTAAAACGGTAGGTGTAAGGTTTCTCCTCTCGGAAAATTTTCCTCTTTTGCCAGTTATCTTCAAATAGTCATAGTATGGTTTCCTAATTGTCTCATCAACACTACCGATGTTGACATTCCAATTTGATCGAGCATTACCAGTTCGCAAAGGTGTTCCTTTAACGATCTCTCTGACCATTGCTGAGGTTTCTTTCTTTATCCTCTTTTCAATGGACTGTATTACTGTCTCAAAACTCTTAGCCATCTTTTATGTATTTCTTCCGTTCACTCAAAAAAAAGTTATCTAAACTTATCATAAGATTTAAAAAAGTCCTAACATTTTCTATACCCATCAATTTAGCATAATTAATAATGTTTGTCGAGGGTATTACGAGTAATTCCCCCGAAAATCCATGTATAGGTCTATCCCTACTTAAATACCAAAAATGGTCATAAAATTGTTCTATTAAACTATCATAAAAGATACTACCCGAGCTATATCCAGCCTTAGGTTTCAAAGAATCTAACTGATTATATAACTTCAATTGTACATATTCATGGAAAGTCACGTCTCTATATTCTGGAGCGTTGGCGAGTTCTAAATCTCGCCTAAGTCTTTTTTTAAGTGTTCATCCATTAAACGAGATTCCTCTGGGGTTAGCTCCGCAAACAAAATCTCTTTTGAACAAAAGAATGTTATAGCCTTAACTAAATCTGTGTATGAATACAACATTCTTTTTATATTTTGCATGGTACTTTCGGCAACATAGTATTCCCCATTACTATCTGGTAATACAACACCCGATTTCCACTCATCATTCGCTGAATTTCTATAACAAACACTGTCTGGTATAATACAGTATTCAGTCAAAATAGCAAAATCGTAGTCAAATTGAGCTTGTTCGATCGTCTTTAAATTATCACCTCTTTTAGCCGTTTCACAAATACTCTTTAATATACCGAATTCAGCCGCCCTTTCCAGATATTGGCTCACTTTTATAGGTGGGGACGCTGGGTTAAAATATCGTACTTTAATCTTCAGAAAATTATTTACTAATACTTCCTTGCCGTCTACTGCTAAAGACCCTTTTTCTAACCTAGCATGGTGCCTTAGGGGGTTTAATATTTTTTCTTTTTTAGCCACTATCGCTTCTTCACGATCAATAGTATTACTTTTCGAATCGACTGAATTTTTATTCGTCTTGTTTTTTGTGGTCATAACCACTCCTTTCAATTGTTAGTATTAAAACATTATAACGTCATCATATGCCGATGGGGCATATAAAAACATACTGATGACAACATTTGTATCAATAATATCATCTTTATTAGCCGTAAATTCATAACTGTTTTTTATTGGATCATTCGCATTCAACTGTAAGTCTACTGTCGTTATAGCATTTGGTAGGTAGAAGGTAACCCCAGTCCCATTACGTATTGCTCCATAAAACATCGCCCCTTGAAACGTGTCTTTTGTTGATTTCTGCAAACTCAATATGTCTTTATGAAAAGCAGACATGGTGGCTTTTACATCCAAGCTACCGTCTACTAAACCGATACCAGAATCAGTACCATGAGCCTTTATGTTAGATGAGTTATTGTTGATCGTTAATGAAAAGTCATCAACAGCTATAATTAGAGGTGTTTCTGTCGCATCGCCTCTTGCCTTTAAAGATGTCCATTTTGCATGACGAGATGCTTTAATCCTATCATCTGACGATTTATTCTTAGTAGGGAATACACCACTAATCCTTACGTCATTAGGGGCTGCTATGCCAGTACCACGCTCGGTTTTAGATTGTGAAATAAAAGTCGTACTCAACTTTATAAAATCATCTTGTGCAATATTGACAGACAATTCACTCGGTTCTGCGTTATTATGGTAGATATATTGATCTGCTGCTAATGCTACTTCTATTTTAAATTGAGTATGGGTAACATTTGACAATTGTGTTCTTGGTTGTATTTGTAAACTTGTATACATACGGATTGTTTTACCAGTAGCAGTGTCGTTAGACCAAACAATAGATGTATCTATAAACTCTATAGCATTTGTTGACACTGACTTTACAATTGCTTTAGAAGCCAATGCAGGTACCGTCGATCCAAGAATAAATGCAGGAACATGAGACGCATCATTGTCATAAAATAGTACTGTTTGTCCCGGTACTAAACCTATTGTTGTAAGGTCATATGTAGTTGTAGTAAGTTTTGCTGGATTGCCACCAGATGGAGCTACGAAAACAGCATCTCCTGAGGTAAATTGTACCCCAACTTTATGGAGTTTAAAGTCTGCTGGTAATGTTTCATCAACTAAAGTACTGCCAGACGCTCGCATATCAGTACCTGACGTAACTGTTGTTATAACATGTAAGCCATTATTAGCGGCATTTACTGCCCCTTTTGTAAAAACAAGGTCTCCAACTTTAAAATTGGTATTAAGACCAGAAGCCGCACCAAAAACCGAATTTGTTGCGGTTGTAGATGTTATTTGCACAGGATTAAACTTAGACGCTGAGCCAACGAAACCAGTACGACATATAGACTGAATCAAATCCATATGATCATCATTTAAAAATTCTAATTCTATCTGTGGATTATAGTTAGTACCAGTAACAACTGATTGTTCAATCATCCTACTGGGCGAAAACGCCTCAGAATTTTTTATATCAGTCTGCCCTATTAAAGACTGCAATGACGTTGGTTTTACAATCTCAAACCTAGACGACCCATTAACAGGTTCTTTCGCTAATCTAACTTCTAGAGAGTTCGACGGGTATGTGGTAACTGGCATCGTATATCCTTATTTATAAATTTAAGCTCTAATATAGATTATTAATGAATAATTGTCAAGTCACTACTTTAAAAGTTATATCGATTGAATACCCTAAACCAGCATTGATAATTTCCATATCTTTTACTTGAGAAACTTCTAATACCCAAGCACCACTCACAGGTAATACTGATTGCTTAATAAGATTATTGACAATTTTATCCCTCATATTTGACATAGCTTGTATAGTGATAGTATCACCACTACTAAGAGTAATTGTAGGAAAGAAAATATACGCACGCATCTTATGTATATTCTCGACAAGAGGATCGAAACCATGCGATATAGCCTCACTTTTTGAACTCACATCATAAATTGATAAAAAAGGGGTTTTAAAATCACCTTCTGTTTGTTCTGATTGTTCGTCGACTAATCTTATCTGATTAATAGAATATGGTATTTCAGTAAATGTTTCTATGTATGTCTGCCATACGTTATTTAACAAACTCGCTATCTCTTTATACGCCGCTAGCATCGCCATCTATCAAGCCTTCCCACCTAAAAATAATTTAAACAATATATCCGTGTTGTTTTTTAAAGAAATTGATTCCCATCTTATTATCTTATATGTTTGCCCTTCTGTTAAAACATCATCATCTTGATTGGGGGTAAATGGGAGCGTTTTTGCACTCACTAAAATAACAGTCGCCTTTGAATCAATACTCTGCCTTTTAAACTTTTTTGATTCTGCCGGTAGCACGACCCCTACAGTAGTAAAATCCTGCGTAATAGTTGTTAGAGATGTCAAATCGGATGGGTTTTTTGTCTTAGTACGCCTTCTGACAATAACGTCTGTTGACCCAAATTCTCTTGCTAATTCTTCTATAGTAGCAAAAAATTCGTCCTCTAAAGCCATTTATAAGACCATACACATAGGGGTTAGTAAATTAGTCCTAGCCATTAAAGAGTCCCCTTTCCTTACGTGTTCATTCTTTTTCAATTGTTGTCTAGCCTTAGGATCATATCTAACCTCTTTTTCTAGTACATCTAATTTCTTTCTTTCATAGATTAAAGATTTACTAGAATTATCTTCATAAAGCACACCCAAAAGAGAAGCAATAGCATATTCAGCAACTGCCTCTTTAAACCTCGTCGTTATATCGCCAACCAATATGTACGAACCATTGACATATGCTTGTGTTTCAACTCTAGGCATTTCTGTAGACTGCCCATTCGCTTTAGGTGAAGATATGAATCTACCACCAGTATATTGTCCCGTATATGCGTATTTATTATCAACATAACTACTGGCTTCAATACATGCTGCTTTCTTCTTATCAGTTGTCCATGCCGCATTATTCAAAGCCCTATCTGTAAGATAAGACCCTAAATAAACATCATCTATATATGCGTTTGCGTCTAGTACAGTTCCAGTATTGTCTTGTAAAATTAACGACATATTAACCCTCTATCTATAATAGATTATTTAGCTTTATTGTCTACAGTTTTAACATCGGGTGCTTTCTCACCTTCTGAATCAACTTTTTCTAAAGTAGGTTCTGGTTTAGGAAATAGTTTACTGAAAGAATCATCTATTTTTCCACTTTCCACTACACTATCTATTTTAATAGACGCTTTACTTTTTTTCCTTTTTTCAGATTGAGCTAACTCCTCTTGTAATATTTTATTCGCCATCTCTTCGATTTCAACTTCTCTCAATTGAGCTAGAGCTTTCTCTTTAGCAATCGCTATGGCAGCATTTCTCTTATCGATAGCTCGAGTATATCCCTCAAGGATTTCAGATATTTTTCTTGATTCTTCAATATTAGAAGCCCTCTTCTCTATGCCTAATGTAGCCATAGTTTCTTTTAGTTCTTTTGAAAGTTTTAATATGCCTTCAAGAGCGTTTGCGTTAGAATTGTCTGTAAATATAAAATTCATTTCTATTAATGCAAATTGTATCTTCATATAGTCTTCTACAGTAACATTACCCATAACATATACATCAGTATCAGCATGTTGTACTATAAATTCTTTACCTTGTCTTTGCTCTTCTGGCAATAGCCCATTATTGATAAATTGAAAGAGATGGTTCCAAGACCTTAAATCAAAATTTAAATGAGCGGCATAGTTCCTCTGTACCATGTATATCTCATATCTTTGTGTAGTTGCATATGTGCTTTTTTTAAAATCAAATTGAGAATATAAATCAGGTATTTGGGCGTAGGTTGTATCGTTTGTCATTGTAGTCTCCTTATTCAGTATAATATTAATAGTCTAAACCTAGCATGGTTTAGACTATGATGTCAACTATTTATTGTTATGTTACAACGATACCTTTTAATTGAACTAGAGGTGTCATTGACACTAAGTTCATAGATAAAAATAGATATTGAATTTCATCTAATCTTGCAGCATCAACTTGTTTACGACCATCAAACCCTTTAGAGAATAAGATAAGTTGTAAAAATCTTATAAAGTCTTGTGACCAAATACCCATAGTGATAGCGTTTAAGTCAAATGGTATTCTGAAAGTGCCAGCATTACCAGTAGCGTTCATTAAAGCAATAGGTAAAAGTCCAGTTAAAGCAGCTCCGCCAATAGAAACTCCCGGAAATGTTCCAAAATATAAACTTGTTGTATTTGTAGAAGTTCCTTGAGATATACCATTTGGGATATGGTCTGTTCTAAAAGTAGGGATACCGTTTAAAATACCATAATCTACAGTGCCTGCTGCATCTTGAAGGGTATAGTGGTTTACTATAGCATTAACGCCATCAGTAGCCGCCCTTAACCCCTTACCATTACCTGCAACGAAGACTCCAGTTTGTATAGCTAAAGCGTCTGCTATGCTAATAGAGGTTTGTCCTTGATTTCCAGACCCTCTAACCATTCTTAACATAATATCAGAGCCAACCATGCCATGAGCATCAGTTAATTGTCTTACGGCATTTGTAATATCAGCTTTCGTAGGAGAACCTCCATTAGGGTTACCACCATTTGCAACAAATGATAAACCAGCTCCAACATGAGTTCCTAATCCATTGATTTGAGTACCCACACCAGTTCCAATAGCAATATGTTCTCCAAGTTTAGCAAGTAACCCAGCTATAGCACCCATAAGTTGCTGATAATAACCAGAAGGTACGTTTGGAAACCCACCTGCACCTTGATTAAGAGTCATTCTATTTTGGAAATAGATTTGCTCTTTTATGTCAGTTGTTAAATTGGTTTGATATTCTTTAAGGGTTTCAGCAGTTCTTGTACCCATAACAGAAGGAGATGCAGTTAATGTACCACCAATAGCCTCATTATACGCATTCTTTTTCTGACCGATGGTTTGATATGACCATGTATCGCCCTCTGTAACAAAGAGGTTGGTCATCATGTCGCCAGCCGCACCATTTCTATTTCTTGTATCTATAGTAGCACCAAATAAACTTGGTGTGAAAACGTCGATCGGGTTTTGAGTTGGATCAATTTTAAAACCATTTACTCTTGAAACGAGTGCAGGGTTTATACCTTTGAAACCTGCGAAATAAGTCGTCATGTTTAATTCCTTTTCTATCTATGTATTAATTTTTACCATAGATAGAAAAGTTAGTCAACGGGTATTTTAACTATTTTTAATTTTCTGGCTATTTGGTGTTAAAAACTCCATAGCATAATTTGTTACAGTATTGTCTGCTGTACTAGATTGTGCCGCTTGTGGATTGGTTTTTTGTTGAACTGTTGTAACAGTTGACCCACCGTTATTAAAATTCAAAGAAAGTGTAGAACGCATATCGGTACTAGACGCAGACGATTGCGGTGTTCCAATTCCTAACTTCTGTGCATCCGTACTTGTTAGTGTTTCGTTTTGAGGTTTAAATAAAACCGAAAAATCGTTATGGCTTTTATATGATGTTATAAAATCCCCTAGTCCTGCAGGTTCACTCTCTGAATTTAAAAGTTGTAAAGATGGGTTGTCAGGGTTTTTAAAAATGATCTGTGGTTGGTAGACGTTTTTAGGGTCTACCTTAACATCTATAAGGTCTTTTAACGATGAAATCGCCAAATTTTTACTAGCGGGATTGCCTATCTCACGTAATGCTTCTTCAATATAGCGGTTTTTATAGCTTTCATTTAAAGCAGATAATAATCCTTCATTCGATTTCCCTGCGGCAGAAATATCAGCTTTGTATTTCTCCTCTAATGATTTCACGCTCTCTGTATGTGTTTTTTGTAGCTTCACTAAATCTTCCGATGAGTTACCATTCAATTTATCAGTTAAAAATTCATAAATAGCGTCTTCTGCATTATCCTCTTTATTTTCAAATCCAAATTTCGACAATATTTCGTTAAAACGATTTATTTGTAATTTCTGATTTTCTAGTTGTGTGGTTAGTGATCCAATCTTGGCATCAGATGTTTGTTTAGCTTTTGCATGCTTTTGACTAATAGCAGCTATCTGAGCTTGAATATCTGGTTCCACAGAAGTACCCTCTGGATTTTCCACTGGAGCTTGTGATTGTTGTGTTTGTTGTGGTTGTGATGATATAGTCATTTAGTTGTCCTTTCTTCAAAACTTCTATAAACGTCGTTTGTTAAAATATTTGCATATCTTAATTTAAATCTTTTAATATTGTCCGATTTCTGTCCCCGCTTACCTAACCAAGTTGTCCCTAAGAAACTTTCTTGAGCTTTTTCTCTAGCCTCCTCGTATGGTTTGAATCGAGGATCAGAAAATTTTTGCATTTCAGTAATATCGCTATATAAATCAGCCATATGATATGCTTCTATAAATCGTCTAATAACTAAACCTTTTAATACCTTACCATCACCTTTGATATACAGCATTATGTGCGATAAAACAAATGGTAAATCAGTATTTTTACCCCCTAAAACTTTGTCTCGATATGAATCTAATATATTTAAATATGCTTTATTACCTAAATTATAGCTTAAGGATACAAGAGTATCAAAATGATTTTGCGGTATAATAACTCCGCCCAAATCCTCACGGACTTTTTCTATACTCTTACCTAAAACAAAAAAGAATAAATCAATAGCTTCATCATAAGATATAATATCGCCTTGTTTTACTTTTTTACCATTTTGATAAAAAGTATTACCAAAACCTATTGTCCATACATTGGCGGGACATTTATATGCCGATAGTTTTTTATCCCCAATATCACGGGCAAACTCCTCGAATGCCGCTATTAATAATAGCATATCATGGCTTATTGTTTGTTTCATTCATGTTACCTTGTTGCATATCTACCGCAATGGCGGTGGTTTGTTCATTCACACTTGATGGTTCAAAATCCTTAGGGATAGCACCCGTATGCTTTGCTAGTTTGATAAAATCATTTGAACTAACAATATTTGCGTCAAGTAATTTCATCAATAGTTGTGTCTGGTTTGCGTCTACAACAGAAGCGTCTACGGCGTTATCTAGCTCTATAGCGTGTTTTTCTTTTATAAATTTAACACCATATTTTTCATATGTCAACTCTAAAATTTTATTTAAATAAGTTTCTAAAGTTTTTAGGTAACCAATAAAAGGGCTAATTGAAAGCATTAGACTATTTTGGACGGAAGCAGCCGTCTCACGGTCTGGTCTTTGTCCAGTAACGCTCAACCCATAAGATAGCATCTTACCTTTCAATTCGCTCAAATGCCTCTCTGGGTGGGTAAGTGCGTTACCATGTAATTCTATGTATTCAGGCTTGACTGAACTAGCCGTTATGCCTCTTGGAGTCAATGTATCGTTTTTAAATAATTCTTTTATTTCATCTTCGTCAATTGTTTGGACGTGTAGCATAGGCGTACAAGCAACGCTTAGAATATTGACATAACAAGATAGCGTTCTTGTATATTGTATATTCAGTCTCGCTAATTCTAAATATGGCACAATTGACGATAGGTGATCCCGTTTTTGTACATAGCATTCAAATACTTGAACGTACCCGTCATAAACATACTTTGTTCCCTTAAATTCTTCTTCATCATATAGATTTAAATAAGTTTTACCGTCAATGGTCTCAAAAAAATGATAATAATTTACTGTTTTTTCCTCAATTCTATCACTATAGTCCACCATAGGGGTTTGGTAAACAAAAGACGTGACCCTTCCTAGAGTATCCTTCCTCATATTATAAATACGTTTTGTAGAAACATAATCCCATATAACTGTATTCTCAGATTTCAAATTCACCAGATGAACCGTTACCATGCCCCTCAAAATAAAATCCATAACAAGAGAAGCTATAAATGCTTCTAAATCCAACCCTTGCCCGTTGACATCTTTATAAAATTTTTCTAATTTCTTAGGCGGTTCAGGTATCTTAAATCCTTTAGAATAAACCCTTGAAAATAAAAAGTCTATTGTCTGCATGAAATAGTCTTCATGGTTAGTAATGGATAGCCTTGCCACATATGCGGGCGGACTCTCCCTATGAATAGGGGGTAAAATATATTGCCATATAAATGGTATCTCATTAACTCTGTAGAAAGACGGGCAGTGGGGGTCTGTTTTATCTAAAGTAAATTGACAGTAATAATTGGGCGTGGGTGATTGTGACGCTTCTATGAGGGCATCTATATCAACGTACATTTTTTGCATACGCTCAATATTTTTATTCTTAAAATTTTTTGGATGATCCATAGTTTCCAACTATACAAGGTTTATCGATGCTTTTCAAGCTGTTTTTGGATGGTTCCCAGTGTTTCTACAAAATTATCGGTTTTTTCTTTTATGAGCGTCACATTTGAGCCGATGAGGATCAAATTTAACATGATGGAAAGTAGAGCTAAAAGAATAAATATTTCTTCAAGAATTTTCATTATGAGCTACCTATATGTTTATTGGGACGTAGGCTATGTTACAACAGGAGGTTTGAGGAGATGACCTGCGTCCCTTTAATATTAAAAGCAATTTCTATGCCAAGTCTCAAAAAGTTCTGTAGTGATTTTTAATATCGGACATATACCCTTCGTCAATCGTTGCGATTTTTTGACTTGTTAGAAAATAACGTATCGCATCAGGTATGTGATCTTCAACATGAGTGGTTAGACAGTCATCGGGGTTTTTTTCGTCTTTTTGTAACTCTCTTAATGTTCGTATAGAATGGCTACAAACATTAAATATACGATAACAAGGATGTACCCTGTAACTATGGTGAGCCTCTTTAGCTGCTTTAAGATAAGTTAATAAAAAGCCCCATCCTGTTATCCTCGAACCCTTCCCTTTATAAGCCTTAACAAAAGTAGCCTTATAAGGTTTAAGCATCGCATTCAAACTTTTCTCTTTTAGATCAGGATTATGCGTAAATAAATTCAGATCAGCCGCTCCGGGACGAACTTCTCTGCGAAGGATATTTTTCTCAATATGATGAATGCCTTTACCTATTTCTGGCATAGATAAGCCCAAACCCTTCATGGTGTTAGAAGGATCGCAGCCATACCATTCATAAATTAAAAATACATCACCCGGTATCGTATGTACAATCTCACGGTCATTCCCGTTTTGCCATACATAAGGAGTACCATCAGATACTGCATGCCATAAAATTGCAAAAGGGGAACTTTGCCCGTAATCCATAGACCTATAAATCTTCCAAGATTCTGGGACGTAAAACGGATCAATCATAACATTATCTGTTATATAATCCCCAAACATCGTATCGTCCACAGTCCCCCAAACGTTTTTAACCCAAGCATTTGCTTTGTCTCTATCTGATTGTGTCGCAAATAATAAACGCTCGTCATATGCAGACGATGCCGCCTTCAAAACGGTATTCTCATCCCTCAACAGCTCTACGTTCATAACACTCAACTCTTTAAGTTGCACTTCACCTTCCGTGACGTGATTAAATTTAGGATAAAAAATTTCATTCTGCATCTGGGGCAGTTGAAACATACGATTTACCCAATTTTTACCCTCTCCAGTAGCATTAGATGTTGCAATAAGAACCGTTGGTACATCAGGATGTACAGTCCTTTGAGCCGATAAGATAGCTTGTAAAAATTCAGGAGATGGAAAAAGGGTCAACTCGTCTAAAACCGCAAAAGGTACTTGTGATCCTGTAGGAGACATATCCCCATCTTTAGTCTCCGATATTTTATATTTTAAAGTCTCACCAGTCGAAAACGTCCATTCTTTTTGTGTTTTATTAAAGGTTGCGTCTTTAAATAATTTAGGTATAAGCCTATGACTCTCCAAGATAAGTGATGCTAAATCGCCGCTAAACCTTCGATAAAATTCCCCATTCCAAAAATTACCAAGCCCCGTCCCCACAAACATTAAAAATGCCATAAGAGCAGTAAATGATTTACCACCACCCCTATTACCGTTTAAAAATATAATACCCGGTCTATCTCTTTTTTCTACAAGTAGGCTTTGCAGAACAAGCATTTGTGTGTAAGATGGTGTTATTATCGTAGCCATCTGTCCTATGTGAGACTTAGCGGTATTAAAATCACAATGTATTTGTTCATTAAAATTAAGAGCCATCGCCCACGTCCTCTACTGTATCTACAGGAGGATTCTCGACTTTACCACCACCCATAGCTTTTAAGCCCGCACGAATGCTATTAATTCCATCTTGTGGTTTCTCAATCAATATAACAGATGACGTATTTACATCTTTTTTCTCTATTTCATGGTGTTTTTTAGCTACCATCTCCGTACTTATTTCATTGTAAATCTCTGGCTTACGATGTTTAAGAGTGGTAAGCGTTGCTGCTAAATTAAATTTACGTACAGTAGAATATGCGGCACCTATCGTGCCATCGGCATTTATGATAGGTATGGGGTTACCTTTTTTATCCAATAAGAGTTCTTTTGTTCCCCTCATGGCGACCTGTATTAAAGCGTCTTCGGCGACATCCACGCGAGAATTTATAACTCTTTCCAATTTTTCCCTGAAATCTTTATACTCGGGGTCTCTTAAGTACTCATTAATTTCAAAATAAGGTATTCCTAGTTCTTTAGCGGCGAGTTCTCTTGGTAAGTCTGGGTCTTCAATCATCAAACTTAAGAATTTCTCTAGAATCCATTCGGCTTTCCGAACGGATTTATAGCTACCATCATCATACTCTATATCTATGATATTCATATTACCCTAAAGCCCTCACAACGGCATTCGAGTTTGATCTTATTTTTTCATTTGGTAATAGGTAATCTTTATAATATAAAAATATTCTTAAGGCGTAGCATGCCTCTTTAAAAAGACGGGTTGTAGAAATAACTCTATTGCACCTTAGTCGGTCTACTCCATTCATTCCGGGTTCTGCCTCTGACATACCCATCGCTTTTTCTAGGTTTTTAAAAGCAGAATCAAAATCTTTTGAAAATTGGGACTCTATTTCCCAATTTGACGCACCTTTATCGTATTGAAACTTTTGACCTCTAAACTTATCTCCGGTATCTCGTCTCAAAGCAACAAAGCATTCTATTTCGTCATTAGAATTTTTGTACCAATGAACAAAAAGGTCTTCTGGGTCTCTAGGTCGTAATGGTGGGTGGTTATCTCCATTTAATAGGACGGCTGTCTGTGTCTTCATGTTATGTTTGACCTTATTAATGTAGGTTTAATACTTGAATACTACACTAAACCATAATAAATGTCAAACTACCAACGTTTAAAACTCAAATTTTGTTGTCAATAAAGCTACAATATCACCTTTATTGTTTGCAGACCCTATTAAAACTTTAGGTTCTAATTTTATGGTGACATCCTCTGCTTTTATTTTAAAGTATAGTCCGCCACCAGTATAATAACCGTTGTTTGTTATATCATAATAATTTTCACCAACTACATCTGTTGTAAAAATATCGTCTTGGTATATAGGGTACTTTATCTGATTATTAACGAAATAAACAGTATCTGCATGACTATCTGTTATGGGTTCGGTACCGCCAATATTCGTAACAAATACGAAATCACCTACGCCCCATTGTAATAACATTTCAGCCGTTACATATTGATTATTATCATTGAAATCTTTTGTATAACCCACTCTTATGGCTGATATGGGGATTAGTGTATTCTGTTCTTCATTGAGTTGTATGGTTGTCCTAAAACGGATATTTGAAAATTCGGGCTTCTGATTGTTCTTGTCCTGAGCGTCTGTTGCTACATCAAAGCCCAACCAATTACTGATACCAACCCCCAGTTCTGTTTTTGATTTAAGAACTGTACTTTTATTTTGTTCATACTTAAAACCAGAATCCTCTTTTATGGTAAGTCTGTCTTTTTCTACATTTGGACTGGACACCGTCTGTGCTTTTACCGCCGAAAAAGTAGATAAAAATAATAACATTGCCAATAAAAGCGATAACATCAGTAACGATTTTTGCATTTTAGTCATAGGGTACTCCTTAAATTTATTTAGGTTTTATTAAAGGTCGAATCACCAACCCGGTTCTCGCATAAAACGATAAATATTCGCTTTTGCTAATTTAGATCGAACAACATCGTTTATATCGAACTGAACAATATGCTCCATCGAGTTTCTATCTCTCTTTACCATATTTATGTACTCTTCAAATGGACATATATTAACTTTACTCATTGAATCAGAGAAGTTTTTCTGATCGGTACTCCCTAAAAGAACCATAGTACTGTTCTCACCTATCCTCGTAACAATCATTTTAAGAATAGGTCTGGATAGGGATTGACATTCGTCAATTATAATAATAGAATCAGAATAAGTTTGTCCTTGAATATACTCAACTGCTTCAACCTCTATCATATTCCCACGCTCCATCCATTGAGATACTTCTGCATGAGATTTTCTTGTAAAGTAACAGACATAACTGACAATATGGGACACGAGTTCTAGCATCTTTTCCTGTTTACTACCGGGAGTGAACCCCAAAGACTGTGACCTTATTTCTGTTTTAGGACGTACAACCACTAACTTTTTAAATTCTTTATTTTTGATACGTTCTAGGGCAGCTCCTACAGCTAGAAAGGTCTTACCAGTTCCAGCAAACCCCTCCCCTATAACGAGTCGTTCTTTTTCTTTGTTTTTTGGTTTCAAAGCCGTTAAGAACAATTTCTGATTTTCAGTTTTAGGTGAAAATGGCGTAATTGTTATATTTTTTAAGAAATCTTTTTCCATATAGCTCCTTTAAGGGACAGTTAAGATTAACACATTCTAGTAGGTAATTCAATAAATATGTTGAATGTGAGCTACCCATCACCTAAAGGTGGTGGGCTTCAAGACCTATGTCTATCTCTTTTCCTGCTTCACCGATGACTGCTTGGTTTAAGGTTTCCCTTAAGCCTAGTCTTACATTATCTCCACAGGCTA